CTGCTAAAGCAGACGCTAGTTACGGAGACACCTGGGCAGAAAAATGAGCAACACCACTAAACGAGTCCGTCCGCTCCCTCCGAGCAAGTTCAAAGTCGGCGATCGTGTCACGGAGAACATCAAAAACATAACTTGTGTTAGCCCGTTCGCAGATCAAAAAATCAAGGACCAAGTAGCTGGGTACATCAACGGCACACGCTTAGGTACCGTCAAGGAGGTTTTTGTTAAAACCAATAAGCGTGGCGATCGAAGGCACTACGCTTCAGTTCTCTGGGACGGATATAAATCAACGACAGAGCACGAGCAAGGTCGTCTGGTAATCCACGTGGCGGCGCAGATTAAAAAAGATGATGCAGCTGCAGTCTCTCCAAAGAAAAAGTCTTCAGCAGCAGTTGAGATCTTAAATCTTGATCTTGTTAAAGAAAAAGAGGTATTTACAGCTAAGACAGAGAAAGGTTATGTAGGTTGCGTAAGACTGAGCAGCGGAGTGTGCTTAACAGTCGATGTGTATCCCAGTGCGTTGGAAGCAGCTAACAAGGCTCGTAGCTTGAAGAGACTGCTCGAAAAGCCGGCCGCTCAGCAACGTGAAGAAACCAAAAAAAACACAAAAGAAATTAAAAAATGTGTAGTCAAGAAAACCGTAAAAAAGGTAGCCTTGAGGTCGAGACTGTACACCCTCGACGAGACCAAGGCAATGCCTCTCCTGCGTTTCCAAGAGGTTTGGGTGATAATAAAGGACTCAATGTATGTCAGTGAGTGCTTAGACAAAGAAAGACGTAATTTAGTGAGCTACACATCAAATAAAGATAAAGCTATGTACTTTACATGCCATGAAAAAGCAAAAATGACCATGCGCGTATTAAAGGGCACTGTCGGACCTGGGTTTGATTTAAAAAGATTCTTCATCGAGAATAAGTAGAATCAAATCAATAGGCGACACTTAAATGGCCACGCGGTTTGCTGGGGATTTTTTTGGGATACCTCTGGTTTCATCTGAGGAGACGAACACCGCTCAGCTGTTCAGCTATTTCCCAGAACTTAAGTCTCTACGATCTACTCAGACTAACTCAACGGATACTCAGCAAGATGCAGGGGCTCGGCTTTTCGGGGGAGCGAAAGCCGTAAAACCCTTCACAGGCTTCAAGACATTTGAAACCTCTAACGAAAAAAAGGCAGCTCCCCTGTTTGCTGGATTTAAGACCTTACAACAGCCAACCAGGGTCTCCACTAAAGAGGATAGTGATCTACAAAAAGAAGAAGAGGCCCAACGTAAGATCGCTGAAGGACTAACGATAGATCCCGAAGTCTTGAAAGTTTTAGGCGTTAACGGGCAAGCGCAAGGCTAGATAATCTATACTGAGCATAAGGGCTCTCTGTCGCAAATTTAAGTAAGATGACTGCTACCCCCGCAGCTGGTAACAAATACTCCGGTCTGATGAAGGCGGGTCAAAGATTCGGCATCGACCTCAAGGGATTGTTTGAAGATGAAGCGGAAGGTTCCACCGGATTTGAAGGTCTGGTACCGAGCCTCAAAATCACATCCCAGTTAAAAGGACGTAGCCCAGGCACCGCAACGTACAGGCAACCTTCTGAACCAGCCCGTACAGCCGAGTTCAAACTTGCACCTGAGCTACAGAGTGCAGTTTCAACACCTAGTATCAATATTAATGTGCCAGAAAAAGAAAAAGAAGCACCTAAGCCGAAAGACTTCTATGGTTACGTTGGGTCAGCTGGGGTAAGCGAGATTGGGCAACAAGGATTCGGTTTGAAAGATTTAACAGCGGCCTTGGACGCTGGTTATTCGATGGAGAGTATCAAGAATTGGGTCGAGAGTCAGCGAGATAATCTTTACAACATTGGACCTGGTGCACAGCAAGCACTCGGTATCCAAGGTTACGTGAGTACCACGCCTGGCGTATTTGACTACTCGCAGTATGGTCAAGCTGGTTTTGGTATGAAGGACGTCGAAGCCCTTCGTGCGAAAGGTGTTGACGAGGCCACGATGAGGAAACTTGCAGCAAACGCTCCCATGGTGGGTCCTGAAGCTGCGGCCCAGCTTAGTTACGCACCATCCCAACAGCAAAGAACTGAATCCATTGCACGCGCCTACGATCCCGCATCCGCTGGTGGCGCTGGTTTTGGTTTGAAGGACGTGGAAGCCTTACGTTCACAGGGTGTTTCAGAATCTCAAATGCGAGATATAGCTCGCCGTTCACCGATGATTGGCGAGGGAGCGCGACAATTACTGGGTCTCTGATAGAGACAAAAGTAACGAACGGGCTAGGCTTATCTAGTAACCACTCGTTACAGATGAACCTAATCAAAAGACTACTCGCAGGACGCGTAGGGGTATGGCTGAAGCTGTACCCCATTTTTGCTGCGAATGAGGAAGACCGAAAGCGTATTATCGAAGCGGCAGAATTTCAGCCGAATGACGTTTACTAACTACTGTTTAGTTCTACAGAAAGACAGGAAGACACTAGAATTGGCTTTAAAGGCTATAGACTCGAACCACGCGCAGGCACAAGCAGCTGACATCACGAGGGCTCTACAAGCAGATACCTTTTCCTTGTCGTATAAAGGAGTAAGCGACAGCTCACTCGCGGATCTTTTTAGACGTCTGGCCGTGAGCGATTTCGAGCACGGGTCTTGTGACGAATGGCTTGGGTCTTTTTGCAACGGCTCCCCAGTGCTGTACGCACTCGGACAGAGGTACTACGTGCGTCCCTTGATATTGGATTATCTTGAAATCAACAAAGATGGCTGTGTGAAACCTTCTTGCGGCAACCGCCTCTGTATCAACCCATACCACAACTCTTACAAGAAGATGAAGGCATCAAAACTTGGTGACGCGGACACAAATTTGGTACTAGCATTCTCCAGCCAAGGCGTGCCTGTAAGGGAAATCGCTAAGGCACTCAAAGTACACCGCTCAACGATTTACCGAACGTTAAACCGTGAACATCTTCATGCTCGGGCTGCGGATCACTGACGCAGCTGACACTGACGAAAACAAAGTCGTACACGTCCTAGCTGAGTCTCTTCCTTCAAGCGATCGTCGGGTTGCCACGAAGGTTCAGCTCTCTATGAAAGAGGATCACTACAACGGCAAAATCCTAAAGACTCTCGAAGAAAAGCAAACCATCTTCGCTATCGGTCCGACGAAGACAACACCAGATGGTGTACTTCAGATGCAACCGATGCTCGTTGTGACAAACGAGAACTGGGATGACCTTCTTGCAGTCAATCTGTTTGTTTCCACAGGTGGGCTCGGTCCAGTTACCGAAGAAACCCAGCTGGGAGACAACACAGTCACTAATCGTTCGCTTGCGTGGCAAGACGAAAAAGGTGAAACCTCCTGGTTCAAGCTCACCGCATGGGATGCTCTCTCGACTCAACTTGCTGAGTTGGCTCCAGGCACGCCAACCATCGCTGTTGGACGTGTGAGCACTAGCGAAAAAGAAGATCGTAAGTATCTTAATTACGGTGTAGAGAAAATTCTCTATCTGCCTCGCAGCAAGAAAGCTGCTCCTGCTAAGGCTGCCGACCCCGATAAGGGCAAGGTGTCCACGGCTGCTCTCGGTTCACTGGACTTCTCTCTCTGATTAACGACCATGGTTTTTATTGCTGGCAAATTTTCGGCTGATGAAATTCTCTGCCAAGTCCCGCCCCACACACTTCGAATCGATCTTCAAAGCCGCTATTGGAAATCCGATACTGACAGCGAAGCGGCGATCGTCGACAGTAACGGTAATGGGATACCGATTTCGTTTGTCCTACTCGGCTTCACGCCGTACTTCGGCAATCTCGGTATGCGGGCGCATGAGGAGTTTATTCGTATCGCTTACATTGGTGTTTCACCTAATCATCGTCTGCTTCCACCTCGCTGTGTGTGCACTAGCATCATCAGTGGTAAGTCGTCTCAGAGGAACTTCATCTCGTACTTCCAGACGCTCTATAATAACCGTATAAATGTAGGTGAAGTCATCACCGAAACTAAGTTCGTTCAAAAGTCTTTCAACGAACGAGATCCGGTGACAGGAGCTGACGGAGCCAAGATCAATTACAACGTCTTAGAGTTCAGAGATCGTCCCGCGCAAACGGATGAAGAGCAAAAGCTCATCGAAGACATCAGTAATTGGCTCGACTCTGGTTCAGGAGATATGGTGGCATCTGCTTTACGCAGTACTATCTCCGGCGCTCATTTGGTTGAGCTACCTCTGGGAGAAGATCACACGGCGATTAAAGAAGCTTTCATGGAAGCTAACCCGAAGCGCTTAGAGGGCGGAGCACCCGCTGGTCTAGCCGCGCTTCCTGCCGGTGCTGGAACTCCTGGATCGAAGCCTGAAGCTGAGGAACCGCCAACCGCTAAAAAAGCCGCTCCTAAAAAAGATCTTACGGATGAGCAGAAAGCAGCCCTCAAGGCTGCTGGTCTGGATTTCTGATGTAAGCTCTACTCGGATTGTTCACACTGAGGGGCGCCCTACAAGCGCTCCTTTTTTATGGCTACAGCTCAAGCAAATCACCAAAAGACGGTAGGTGCACACCGTAAGCAACGCAGTACTTTATGATATTCTCTAACAGTTTTGCTCGTATCAAGTAGTTCGCGTACACGACTTCTAGTATCTCGCGGGCTTCTTTAGGGCTAAGCTTGCTCATACCGTCCAAAAAGGCGCGGTGGGTGAACTGCTGCTCAAGCGTCAAGTGAGAGCGCAGCTTGTCTATCAACTGTTCCGACATGACAAATTTTT